TACTATCTACTAATACGCTATCAAATCCAGCCAGTTTCTCTATAGTATCTTCTGATAAAATTTCTTCATTATTTATTAATATGATTATGTTTTTTTTAATAGCATTTATTTTTCTAGACATATCGGCCGTAGTGTGCTGTATAACAATATCATAGTTATCATATTGTTCTTGTTCTGCTTTTACAATATTTTGTAATATATCTTCATTTGTTGGTTCTTTATTGATATAAATAGGTCTGGCAGATACTTTGTGATTTGTATTTTTTAAAAGATTCATTAATATAAACAAAGATGTTAATCCAGGTATCGATTTTTGTCTATATGGACCTATATAAAGAATATTCATTATGAGTTTCTTTTCATGTTAGAATAAGCAATAAAGTCTTCGTCAAACGATACATTGCTATCTTGTGCCGATTTTGCTTGATTGTTATTGTCTACAATAGTTTTTAGATATTCGTATACTTCCTTAAAACTAAATGGTCCTATATTAGTTGGACCACTTTGAATAAATCCATAGTCTGCATGATTCAATAACTCTAATATTTTTTGACTACCAATTAGAGAAATATCTTTTAGGTTATTATTGAGCAACATTAATATGTTATCAAAATTATTACTTATATTACTATCTGGCATACTTTGTATTGGTTCGAGAAAATTTGAATTATTCCAATTTGCTCTATAACCAGAATTATCTAGTTTATCTAAATAGTTTTCCCACTTTTTTGCGATATTTGTCCAATCATAATGCTTATGGGTTAATTCATGTATTTCAAATCTTTTCTTGTTAAGAATAGAGTCTGGTTGTTTAATAAAATCCAGTATATATTTAGCTAAATCATCATTATCTGGATATACTCTAATAGCTTTTGTTTCTAATTCTTTAAATTCTGATTTTATCTTAATCGGATATGCATTTAATTTATTTACAATATCACACATCGCACTATAATTAACAGTTGCAATAGGAACACCACAAGCACCCGCCTCAACCTGTGGCATACCGAATCCCTCGCATATAGAATATTGTACATATAAATCAAATATATTGTATATATTACTTAAAGATTCTGAGGTTACCCCGTCAGTAACAGATGGGAAATTGCATGTCTTATTGTGGCACTTAGTACATATTTTATTTGGCCCTTGAAACTTAGAACAGGTGACATCCTTACAGTTTCTGCATAAATATGTGAATAGTACCTTATTAGCTAATCCAGATTGTCTTAGCAGTTCTGGAATATCCCAACCCATGTCAGGATAGCTTGTGTGTAGATAAAGGAATAATTTTTTAGATAGATTTTCTTGATTATTTTCTTTTAGATTATCTAATACTTTTTTGAATGTAGTCAATAACTCTGGTATTAGTTTTCTTTTTTGATTTCTCATCACAGAACCAATAACAATACTATCTTGTGGGATACCAAAGCTTTCTCTGATTTTATTCCTATTTTTAGGTTTAAAAACATCACAGTCAATGCCAGGAGACACAGTATCTATATAATTTATTTTACCAGACGATTGTTTATTCAGAACCTCAGCGCCCCAATCTGAATACGTAAATATTGCATTTGCATTTAAAAATGTATCAATCCATTCTTCCTGCTGAGGGCATGAGTCAACTGTTGGCATTAAAATCCAATGGAAAAATTTTCTTAAAGGAGATGTCCTTTGATATGCTGTCATCCAATAGTCTCTAATATCAATTACAACATCTGGCTTAAAATCCAGTAATACTTTCTCAAATCTCCATCTGCCGAATTGATTGTCTCCTCTAGAGATATATTCTTTATGTCTGTAATCGTCATCCCTAACGGCATTTGCATAATATTTCCAATGTATATTAACATCTCTTGGATCATTAACAAATCCATAAGATGCAAATTCTGCTATCTCATATTTTTGAGTAGCGTGTAATCTTGACAAAAGTTCTTTGGTATATATACCGAAACCAGAGTGAATAAAACTGGCTTCCGAACACATTAGTATTTTTAGTTTTGGCATAATATAAAAACGGGGGGTGTTTTTGCCACCCCCCATCTTCATGGTATAAATAGTTATAAATTAGAAAGCAACAGGCTCGCTAGTTTCTTGTTTATTGTTTTTACTCAGCCTAGTAATCTTAGAAAAGTTATTTACTCTAACCTTTAGACTGCTATGCTTAACTCCATCCTTTTCCCACGAATCATTTCTTAATGATCCTTCGACCATTACTAAATCTCCCTTTTTAAAGGATTCAGAAATCATTTCGGCACCACTGTCCCAAGCCTCGCAATTAATAAAAGATGTAATCTTATCCTTTTCTCCATTGGCCTTGGTATAATCCCTGGAGACAGCAACTGTAAAATTAACCACAGATGTTTGCTTGCCGCCAGTATTAACTGTTCTTAGTTCCGGATCCCTAGCAAGATTACCTTTTAGCAAAGTTATATTCATAATCAACTCCTTATTTATAAAAACCTCAATCTAACTATTATATCCTGACCGTACTCACATGTCAAGATGACGGAATAAAACATTTTTCAACGATCAAACCATCTTTAGATTTGCTCTTATTTCCAACAAATACTAAGATGTTATCGATGAATAAATGAGTCTTATATTGACTAAATGCTTCTGGAAAAAATACTACCGTATCAAGAGTACCGTATTGGTCTTCTATTGTTATAAATGCCATCTCTAATCCTGGATTTTTACCAGTTTTAGTTTTTGTAATATTTATATTAGCAATTTCTCCAACAATAATAATATTTTCTTTTAATAATGATGTTTTAAATGTTTTACAGTTACAGTTTGTTGATCCGACGTCATATATATCTAGCTTTGAGCACGTTATATTGGCTCCTAATAGACTATTCTCAGAATCTGCGAGCCATTCTATCTTATCTGTTAATGAGTAAGGAGGATTGCACAGCAAGTATATACAATTCTCAATAGTTTCTCTTCTATTTTTAATTAGTTTTGTATTTTCTAATATATGCTTTAATGCATTAATCATATTAGCTTTATCATTTGAGTCAATATAGTTGACAAATTCAGATAATTCTTTTTTGGTTAATTTACTACATATATCATATTCAAATAATAATTCTGTTCTGTCTTTTTTATAATAATCAAATGCACCACAGCTTATTAGAGCCTTAGTTGCTGTAGAGTTTATATTTAATAATATATGACATAACATTTTTAGCCACGATATATTATTTACTTCTATATTTTTACTTAATTCGATTATTTTATTATATACTGACTGTCCAACTCCTTTTATATCTGTTAATCCAAAATATATTTTTTTATCCTTAAGAATAAATAAAGAGTTTAAATTTCTAAAATCAGGAATGCTAATATTAATATCCATTTCCACAGCATTACGCACCAACTCTTTAATCTCTTGTTGAGGATCTATTTTGTCTTTTGCAAATCTAAGATAAGAAGCAAAAAAGATTTTTGGAAAGTGAGCTTTGGCATAGGCAGATAGATAAGCGTTCATAGCATAACTAATAGAATGACTAGCATTAAATAAATATCTTTGACTCTTTTCCACCCATTCAAATATTTGCTCTGCTTCACTTGTGTTTATAAGCCCCTTTTTATTAGCTCCATCTATAAACTTTTCTTTTACTTTGGCCATCTTATCTGCTTGTTTTTTACCAATAGCTTTTCTAAGATCATCTGCTTCTTTCAGATTAAAGCCAGCCAACTCTTTAGCTATAGACATAGCCTGTTCTTGATATATCATTTCTGAATATGTGTCTTTAAGAATTGGTTCTAATGCAGGATGGAAGTAATCGATGGACTCTAAGCCATTTTTTTTGTCTATATAGTGATTAGATACGCTTTTCCCATCTCTCATGGCTTCCAAACACCCTGGTCTAAGAATACTAATGAGTCCAGATAATTGCTGTATATTTTGTGGCTTTAGCTTTCTAGCCATGGTTTGACCAAGCCTAGATTCTAACTGAAAACAACCCTTTGTATTCCCTGATGATATTAATTCCCATGTTTTTGTACACTCCAAATTAATATTTGAGATTTTTGGAGAAAACTCTATTTTTGGAAAATTAGAATTGTTTTCAATAATGTTGAATTGACAACCACAATCAAATGCAAATATCTCTGACATTATAAATACTATTATCCAATGAATGATGATTTAAACTTAACTTTGTTAGCAATATTTCTGTGTAATTTTAAAAATCTAATTAAAATTTGTGCAGTATCTTTCACATCTTTTAGAGCGTCGTGTGATCCTGTTTTATCTATACCAAGATAATCTCTTAAGCTATCAAGAGTATAATTTTTAAGCTCATTATTTCCTTCAAACCAATAAAAAACTAAGTTCATAATATCAATTACATCTCTTGGATAAAATAAAGATGATCGTCCCTCTTTATTAAGATTATTATATTTTGTACTTAATTTTTCTATAATACGCAAATCAAATCTGTTAATATTATATCCAGCAGCGATTGGTGCTGAGAAACAGGATTTTTTACTGTGACTACGAATATGATACATATCTAAATAAGATACGAACATTCCCCAGCCATGTTCTTGTTTTTGATAAGTTTTCCAAGACTCTAAAATACTTTCTTTTGTAGAGCCTCTAACCTTAGCATGAAAATCTAATACATCCGAATCTTCATATGAATATTCAGGATTATTTTCTATTGCTAATGGTTTAACATTAATATTGAATTCTGAATTTTTAATGATTTCCAATTTGAATGGATCTACCATAACCGCAGCTATTTGCACAGGACTGCACAAATCTGGATTAGCACCATCTGTTTCCAAATCGAAAACGCAAATTTTTTGTGTATTAGCCATTTACCACTACTACTGTGTCGCCAGGAAAGTGTCCTTTTTGAGAAGCATCGGCGGTTGCATAACAATTAACTGATCTGCAACAGCTAACTCTAACTTCATCTGATTTAATATATTCTGTACCATTAACACTAAATTTTTCACCAACAGCTAAATCCGAAAACTTTTTCTCCATTTTATTCTCCTTTTGATAAAATTTCTGATATTGTCATGATTTTGTCTAACATAGCAACTCCCAAAATATCAAATTTAATCAGACCCAAACTTTCTAAGTCTTGCATTTCCATACCAGCGATGGATTGCTTGTTCTTATTATCATAAACCATAGGACATACACTGCCAAGGCTTTTGCTACTAATTACTACACCGGCCGCGTGTTTAGATTGATTAGATTTTGTTCCTTCTAGTCTAATAGCCTGCTCGAATCTTTTTGCCAGCGGTCCAGCCAATGAACCGTCGCTAGATATATAGCACCATTCTTTGAGTTTGTCAACATTATTTTCTAACGCCCAACGAATAATTGAAGCTTCTCCAGTATCTTCTTTCATTTCTTGTAGTTCGTCTGCAATTTTGGCCTCATCTGGTATAAACTTGGTTATACGGTTTGTCTCTTCAAAAGAAATATTATCATATACTCTCAATACTTCTTTTAAGGCACCACGACCTTTCATAGTATTAAAAGTGATCATTTGACTAACTTTATCTATACCATATTTATTCTTAATATACTCTATAATTTGTTCTCTTTTTGTAATAGGAACGTCAACATCAATATCTGGCATGGAGATATGATCTGCTGTATTACGACCCTCATTATAAAATCTTTCAAAGAGTAAATCATATTTCATTGGATCAATTTGAGTAATGCCAATTAAATAGGAAACCAGACACCCTGCCGCACTTCCTCTTCCTGGCCCTGGAAGCCATCCACTTTTCTTGACATAATTTACAATATCTTGCACTATAAGAAAGTAACTAGATAAACCAGCTTTCTGTAAAATATCTAATTCTAATTTTACTCTATCTGCATATTTTGTATGTTCAGATTCTGGAACATCTTTCATAATCTTTTCTCTCCAGCCATCTCTACATAATTGTCTGAGATATTCTTCTGGATTGGAATTATTTGGACATTCAAAAGCAGGAAGTAGTGGTTTACTAAGAATAGAATACTCTTCACACATTGAATCAATGTATAAAGTATTTTCAATTTCTTCCTTAGTATGCCATTCTATCATTTCTTCTGGATCTGGAATATGATAATTATCTGATTTGAAGAAGCAACTCATTGGAACATCCTCATTAGCCAAGAGTTTCTTATTTATGTCTATCAAAGTTGTCTTAAGATTATTACATAATAAAATCCTTTGATCAATAGCGTCTTTTCTTTCACAATAATGAGCATCTGGGGTAGCTATTATTTTAGTTTTAGTCTTAACAGATAATTGTCTCATTATATCTGTCATTTCTTTTTGTTTAGGATTCAGTTCGTGATCCATAAGTTGAGCTTCTAGAAAGAAATTATCTTTGCCAAATATCTCTTTCATATAGTCTATAAAGGATACTGCTTTGTCAGTATAGTTATCAGGATTTTCCTCAACCAAGTCTGATATACTTGATCCTAAATGACCACAAAACCCTATAATATTTCCATCTAATATAGGGGCCAATCTATCAAAACTAATTCTAGGCTTATGATAGAAGTTATCTATTCTGTTCGTTTCAGATATTATTTTTATAAGAGTATTCCATCCTGCTAGGTTTTTAGCAAGAACTAGGAAGTGACTAAGATTATTATTTTCTTTTTCTTTAATAAATGAATCATTTTTAGATATATAGAGTTCACAACCCAATATTGGTTTAATCTTTTTGGCCTTCATTGCCCGATAAAACTGAACACACCCGGAAATAGTTCCATGATCGGTTATTGCACAGGTTTTAATTCCAGTATTAAAACATCTTTCGGCTATTTGACTGGGCTTGCTTAATCCATCCAATAAACTATAGTGAGAATGTGCGTGTAAAACAGAATAAGTTTTTTGTTTCATAGCGATCCTGGCGCCTTGTAACTTCCAAATGAGTGATTTTTATTTTTGTATAAACCCATTGTAGTGTCGATACCATAAAGGTCAAGATCATGTTTTATTTGTTCGCACTTTGTCATTGTTTGACCAATTTTGCATACTTGTCCATCTCTATATTCTTCTATTGGTTCTATATGCGTTCCTTCAAATGTCGTTTTGCCAAAATGACATAATTTATTACACATCCAACTTTTATTAAGTCGTGGCTTTTTCGTGCTCCTAACTGCTTCAAATTTTTGTCTTAACATATCCTCAGTAGAACTAAGATCAGAATCATGAAAGCATATAGAAAATGGACCACCGTCATTAATAAAATATATTGAAAATATTATATTTTTAATATGAGGATACAAATGTTTGATTGCATAATGATATATTTTTAATTGAGGGTCTTTTTCTAGTTTTTCTTGTGTCTTTTCCTCTCCTGTCGCCCAATCTAATCTGCGACCAGTTTTCCAATCTATAATTTCTATAGTAGAATCATTCACTAGTGTTATTAAGTCAATAGTTCCTTTTAAAGCTAAATTTCCTTCTAATTTTTCTCCATTGATATCATAACTATATTTAGCCCAAGATTTTTTAATTTCGAAATCAAAATGCTGTTCGGGGCATAGTATGTTTCGATTTCTTGGATCAAACATTCCATTATTAAATTCTATAGCTTTATAAACCCAATTTTTACAATCTTTATGGTCTTTTGGTGACCACTTGTGATGTTGTGCATTAGATGTGTAGTATGAGTAAACTTGATCTATTATGTTATCTAAATCATACTTATGAACATTAACTTCTCCGATCAAATCATCAGTAATCAGATCTTTTTTATCTTGTTGTGCTTTTTTAATAACAGCTAATATTTCTAATACTTTATGTGTGATAGTTCCTTTATCTGCTTTCTGTCCAGACAATCCTCGCCAGCCCAAAACGTACTCACCAAAATACTGCTGTTCGCACATATTGTGAGTATTATAGGAGCTACTTCTAAAGTATGTAATAATCATAGGTTTAATAGTTTTTCTAAAATAGTTTTAAGTTCAGAGAATTGATCATATAAATTATGATTATCATTATTGATTATATAATCAAAATTATTCCAATCATAGCTTTCTTTGTCCAACACTGTCTCACTAATATGATCAGATAAAAATGGACTTCTGGTCAACCTCAATACTTTGCCACCAATATTTTTTATTGCTTCTACTTCGTTGGGAAATCTGCAGTCTGTTATAATTGCTAATTCAGGACCTTCTTTAAGGATTTTATTAATAGTTGACTTTACCCAAACATCGGTATCCATCTTTCTAAATATGTCAGTACCTACATATTGCATAACTTCTCTAGCTGTCATAAATTTATTAGATTTATCATTGTTTTGTTCCGATGGCCACTTAACAGATGTTAATTCGTTTTTATTCTCATCTGATCCATAACACTGATCATAAGTCAAGCCCAATATATTCATGCATATGTCTGTTTTTAATATATCAGCAAAATTATAGATTTTTATTTCATTCTGTAATTTTTCTAAAAACAATAAAATATCATTAGAAATTATTTCTCTTGATAATATAGATTGTATAGAAAAAATACCTTCGTATGATTTGTCACCACACAAATCTGATATTAGTATATTTCCATCATCATCTATATAAAGTTTTTCACTCGCATTTAGCTTAGCAAGATATAATGATAGAATAAAATTCCCTGCTGTGGTTTTACCCGATTGCTTTTTGCCAGATATGCCTAAGACTAACATAATTCGTATTCCTTTATCTGTGGAGATATTTTTGTTACTATATCATCAATGCTCATTTCTGCAATATCATTGGCATTAATTTCGATGTGTTTTATATTATATATTCTTCCGCATTTATCTTCAATTTGTTTTGCTGCATCCTTGCCAGCTTTATCATTGTCCATAATAGTTATGATATTCATAGCCCCGGATATGTCTAACAAAGCTTTTTGCTTATATCCAAGCGAAGAACCAAATATGGCTACACTGTTATGAATTCCTGCCTCCTCTAATCTCCAAACATTGCCTGGGCTTTCTACTATAACTACGGTTTTAGATGCTAAGATATATTTTTTAGCAAACCAATAATTATACAGATGCTCTTGCGTTTTAAAGTTTTTGCTATGTCTCCATTTGGAGCTAAGCCATTTTTCATTATCGTTAGGACATTTATCATTCATGTTATGAAAAGCATTACAACTTAAACATTTATCATGTATACTTCTTCCAGTACATCCTATCATTCCTCTCATATTTTGATCATATACAGGAACAACAGCTCTATTATTCATTTCTTTTGATGAATTGATACAGTCTCCTACGTCGTATTTTATTAATATCTCTTTAGAAAATCCTCTATCTAAGAAGTATTGTGATGGTATATCTAGTGCTTTAATCACCAAGTTTCTTGGGACTACAACTTCATTTGGCTTATCACTAACATCTATAGAAATATTTTTTACAGTATTAACAAATGTATTTTTTTCTTTTACTTTTCTTGTTTGTTTATCATTTACCGGATCATGATTAGAAAATTGAATAGCAAAGTCTATAGCATCTTTAAAAGATACCATATCATCACCTTCTTTATTCCATCCATTGTCTTTAGACAAGCATCCTCTTATAAAGCCGATAATTGATGATTTAAAAATGTTTTCACACTGATGAGTTCTACATTTCCAATTGCCTCTATATGAATCTCCCTTATAATATAAATTCAATGCAGAATCATTATCTCCTCCATGAATTGGGCAACTCATGGTGACCATTTTATCAAATACTTTATATGATTCTATACCTAAAGAATTTAATAAATTCTCTATATCATCACACACTAAGTCTGACAAATTCTTAAGTTGATATTGATCATACGAATGGTATGTCTTGTTCTTCTTCATCTTCATTATTGTCATTGATTATAAATCCACCTTTTTGCTTTTTTGATCCATGTAATAATTCTAATCTTGTTTGTCCTTCTGTTATTTTAGCACACCAGCCCTTCATATGACAATTAATATAATCATTGTCATCTAATCCTCCTCCGTGGCGGCTGATTAATGGAACTAGTTTACGATTACCGGCATCAGAACCATCCTCTGCTATTTCTTCGTCTGATTTTCTTTTAAATATTGTAAAATTACTACATAGCCAAATAATTCTATCTGATCCGCTTGCGGTGTCAGTACTTTCTTTTGTTATGCCGTCTCTATTTAATTGTATAAAGGACAATATTGGAACTTTATATTGTATAGCAAAATTATGTAAACTTGTCATCATAAAACCAAGAACCTGATATTCTTTCATATCTTGACTTATGCCGGTACTGTCCATTAGTTTTAAGTAATCATAGATAATAACACAGTCCTTTGCTGTACCATCATCATTAAGTCCAACTTCTTTAGATATCCATCTTCGCATGATAGACAGTTGTTCATCAAATGGCTTACCAGCTATGCTTTTGTGATAGAGTTTACTATTTTTAAGTTCGTCTATGGCCTGCTTTATTTTGTTTGCAGAATTTGGGGTGTCCGTGAACTTTCCTGTTTCTATTTTTGATATTTCTATTTCTGATGACATAGCCAAAATTCTATGGATATGATCCTCTTTAGTCATTTCTGTATCCATATTTAATACAGGAATTTGTAACTTACTAGCAATATGGTATCCAATATTATCAGACAATAGAGTTTTTCCTACTTTTGGTCGTGCTGCTATAACATTGACCGTCCCTTTTCTTAAACCTCCTCCTATCGCCTGATCATACACTGGAAATCCGGTAGGTATTCCTATTTGATCTACTTTATTAGTTTGTAGAAATTCTATATAGTTATCTATACTTTCTGCTATAAACTTAGGAGCAGAATCACTTTCTGCAGATAAAGCATTTGTGAAATTAAATATTTTTTCTTCAGCAATACCCAAGATGGCAGATATTGATTCTGAACCTGTAACGTCTAATAGCTTCTCTTGTACATCGTCCATTTCCTTGTGTAAGAGTCGAGCTATCTCTAGTTTTTTAATCTTGGATGCAAATTTTCTAATATTTTCTAAATGAACAGGAAAATCAAAAATAGCTTTTAGGTGTTGAGTTTCTTCTTTTTTAGATAATATATGTGATAAATTAAGTTCTTGAGCAGAAGAATATACTGATGCAAGATCAATATTTGGCTTTGACTCTTTTTCACAAATGTTTTTTAAACACTTAAATATTATTTGATTGCTGTCAATTGTAAAAGAAGATTCCTGGATAATATCCGCAATATCCAAATAGGCATCCTCTCCATACTTCAAAATTCCGCTTAATATAGCACGTTCAGCGGATGGGTCACATAAAATCATATTTTATCCAGAATGTGTTGAGCAATTATTACATTTATATCTAGAAGGAACATCGAAAAGCAGAGTAGGTGGAACACTTTCTTTTTTACCGCAAACTCTACAAACTACATCAATAAATTCAAAGTCTCTCATTCTCGCTACAGGAGGATGTTTTGATAGTTTTTTATCAACTACACAATCATCTTTATGCATTCTAAATTCAGACATTTTTTCAAATTTATTTATATTGTCTGTTGTTATTTTTTTAGTTTGTTTGGTTTTTATTGAATTATTAGTTCCTACTTTTTGACGACCCTTCGTCTTTATAGTAGGAGACTCCTTTGCTGGTGCCACGTCTTGTTTTTGTTCAGTTTCTTTAGGGGTCTGATCAACAAGACTTTGTAAAATCGATATTAAAGCTTTAAGTTGTTCTGGGTCTTTTAATAAATCATTTGGGTCCATGTTGCACCTTAGTTTTTTGAATTGCCATCATAATATCTGATAGATTTTTAATACTGTTAGCCAAATAACTTAATCTATCTATTCTTTGTTTAGCATACTTTCTAATTTGATTCAGGCTATTTGCTTTTTCGTTATGTTTTATTGCTTGCAAAGACTTTTCAATAAAGCCATATCCTTTATAATTATTTATTTCGTCTGCTATTGCTTCTTTAATACTTTCTTCTGACCAATTATGTCTAGCAATTTCTCTATTAATTGTTCGTTGAACATGAAATGCAAACTGTGCCAATCTGTAAGAAATTTGAGCACAATCTTCTGGAGAAATCTTTTCTATTTCATCCCTGGTCATACTAAGATATGTATTAATCTCTTGCTCAGACACTCCATATTGTGCCGAATATTTTGGTAAAGAAAGCGTGGACTCATATTCGTCAAGAATAGTATCCCAGTGCTGTAAATCTTCTTTAGCTGTTCTTGTTGTCATAGATTATTAATGTCCTCCATTTGTCTAGACTTTCGAAGTGAGGTAATACCACATGAGTAATTCCGTTTATTTCACACCATTCTTTTTTCTCTGCATCTCTTTTTTGTGCTTTCAAAAAATTCATTCTGTTTGAATGATAAAATGGTATAAATTTATAGTGCTGTTCACCATGAACTTCTATTGCTTTTTTTATTAATGGTAGATAAAAATCTAAATATAAAGTTTCTGATTTTCTTAATGGTATCGGAACTTCTTCTAGAATTTGTAATGTTGGAAAAATTTCTGTCAATACTTTTCTGGTTCCAAGATGAAAAGACGATTTTTCCTTTATTCTGCCTTTAGCTATATGTCCTGTTAGATTCCAATTTATAGTATTACCATTAAGATCTCTGACTATCATTTTTTTATACCTAAAACTTCTTTAACTGATGTTTCTATAGTCTCGTATGCCTTAGCATTTTCTAGTAAGAAATTTCGTACTTTTTCTGTCCCTTGAAATTTGGGTTTATCTTCTAACGTTGTTATAGTATACCAAGCCCCTCCTTTGCTAATAATTCCAACATCAGATGCTAAATTGATCAATTCTGTACATTTGTCGATTCCTTGACCATAACGGATATAGCTAGTAGTTACTCCACCAGGAGGCCCAAGTGCCGAGCAGACCACCTGCCATTCGATTTCCTGCCCTATTTGAGTATTGTCTGTTCCAACCACCCAAGGTTTAAATGTTTTAGCCCTGAGCTTTATGTCTGTTTGATAAGCAATAGCTTGGCCGCTTTTTTCTTTAAATTCTGCACCATAGCCAGTAGGATTTCCCATTAAGTGAGTTATTCCTATTACAATATTTTTATTAACAGGAATAACATTTGCAACTTTACGACAAAATTTAGCTAAAAGTTTTGCTCCGTCTGCTCTTTGCATTTTGTCCATATCACTGGTAATTTCTGCCTCTGTACACAAAGCAGAATATGAGTCTATGATTAGTACGCATCCCGGAATCTCATTAATTATTCTTTCTCCTATTTGTAAATACTCTTCTCCATGCAAAATTTTTCCTTGTTGACTACCTATTACATGAAATCTAGAAAGATCCAATCCAGGTATTCCTTCTAAATCTCTTTTTTTCAATCGACCTTCAATATTTAGGTAGTACACTTGGCGACCATCCTTAAAAGAACCATGAGCATATTCTGGTTTTTGAGCAGTTGCTGCAAAGTCTAACGACGATGTAGTTTTACCACATTTTGGTTGTCCTGTTAGGACTACGAAACTGCCTTCTGGAATTCCACCGTTTAAAGCGATATCTAATGATGGACTTACCGGAATAGTTAGTACCTTTTTATCTACTAAAGCATTACCAGATAATATAATCTGATCGCCAAATGTTTTGATCACATCTTCTTTAAGAGTTGTTACCATCATCTAATTCCTTTAATTTGGAAAGTATATTTTTATTCTGTTGATTTTTATGTCTGAAACTCTTATTCTCTGATCTATTTATATCTATTTCCAGAGATTTAGATTCATTTTTGACAATCATATCGTGTTTTTCTATTATAGCTATCAGATGAGGCGCTCGCAAAGAATAGATTTTTGTAGCTTTATCATCATTTAAAGCTCTAATAATAGATTTAGCATCATATTTTTTTAATAACTTGTTAGCTGTAGCAATTTGGTCTCTATAATATTTTGACCATTCTTTATTGATCCAAAATTTATAATGAAGATCTAGCTTGTCACATACCGCCTTGTGTTCACATATAAGTTCCGTTATATACTGAGCGGCTGTAACATCTTTACCATTAGAATACCTTGATGGATACATATGTTATTTTTTAGGTCTAAAAATTCCTCGTTCACTATCTCTACCTTTTGTGACCGGTATTTTCTTTTTTGCTTCATCCGCTATCTCTGAAGCTTCTTTTGTCATTATAGCTACAGAATTTATTTTTTTACCAGAAGTATGGGTAATCATCAAGTCTTTTGTTTTTGATGGTTGAATAGCAACGTTCGTCGGTTCTGGTTGAGAATTAGCAGTTATAATAGTGCTTATTTGTGAATGCTTGATATCCAATTCTTTTGATATTTCTTCCACGCTTTTTCCAGAATGATTTAGCCAATATATTGCATATTTTTGAACTTTAGTAATTCTTGACATTATATAATCTCTCTTTCTGCTTGATTTAACCACGATATATTTTTTGAAGATAAGAACTGTAAATACATATTAAAAACCTTCTCATTCACTGCTCTAAACTTGTCGGATGGTCTGCAAACATTATCAACAATACTATAAGACTTATCGTCTAATCCAGATTTCAAAGGATTGAATAATTTATTTGCATTTGATATTTTAATAAAGTATTGAGTAGGATTATCTGTTTTTTGTATTCTTTTAGCAACAACATCTTTGGTATCTATTTTTTTACGAGGATAATTATTATTATCAATAAAGTCTTCTGAGCCTGTCATGCAATAGTATTCTGTTGTAAGTTTATCGTTTTTCTCTTTTGGAGAGAATATAAAATCATCCATTGTTTTTTTCTCCGGAATCTGGTGTTGTTTCATCTGCTTTAATACTTGAGTTAGACATACATTCTTCTAAAAATCCAAAGAAGCCTTTTGTATATTCGTTATAGTCTTTAGTTGGAGGTACTGGAATGTGATAATTGTTTTTTGCTACTTCTTTAATTCCAACCGTTTTTCCTTCATCGTCTTGTTCATAAATGCTAGCTATAACATTAATAACAATTTCATGCCTACAGTCTATAAGCTTAGTAGTATCTTCTGAAATTATCTGAGCTAAGCTTTCTGTACTATTACCAGAATGTTGTTTATGAATTTGTTCTATAGATTCTATTATTTTATTTTTTTGTTCTTCTGTTAATTCTTCGTTCATGTCATGTCCATTTTGTTTTTGGTTGTTTTTTAAGTCTTTTCATTCCTTTTGGAAGTGGTTTGTCTGGAATTTCTTCTTTGTATGAATTATGTTTAGCGTGTAATGCTATTTTTTCATCTTCACTCATTTTATCTCTGTTTCTGTTGGCTAAATCGCCAATAGTTTTCAATTCAGAATCCATCTTTTTTACAGAGGTATTCTGTGTAATTACATCTTTTATATACAATCTTTGAGTATTTTTACTTTTACATTCAATACATTTTGGATTTTCTTGGTAATCTTTAATATAAAAGAATAATTCAAATTCTGAATTACATTTTTCACATATATATGAATATGTTGGCATTATACTACTTGAGATCCCTAACAGCTTCTTTGAGCCATGATATATTTTTGGTAGTTAAAAATTTTATATATTTATCAAATGTATTTTTATTGACTTCAATAAATGACCATTCATTTTTACAAATATTATCTATAAAATTATATTGTCTTTTATTTTTAATTGGAGACAACAGATTGATAGGATTATATAAATCAGAGTTTGGGCTACTTCTAATAAAATAAGAGAATTTAGGTTTATTATTTTGTGAAATAACCTTGGTTTTTTTATTTTGTATACATTTTGCAGCAATATTGGATGATGATACATTATTTACTCTAGGACTGCCATCTTCATCAATAAAATCTTCTGTTCCAATTAAGCAATAATACATCTCATCAGCAAAATTGTCATTTGGTTTGAAAATACAATTATCCATAAAATTAATAATTCTGAGCTAAGAATTGTTTCCACTGGTCGTAATATGTACTGTCTATAGTAGTCAATTCCTGATACCAAGGCAAGTACTCCACAGAATAATTAGGCTGTATAGGGGATTTTATCAATTGCATCCCAGCTTCTTTAGGCGTTCTATTTCCTTTTTTATGGTTACATGGTCTGCATGCAGTAACAATATTATTCCAATTAGTTGATAATTTTTTATCTTCTACAAATCTGCATTTCGGTATAATATGATCATATGTTAATTGAGAAGAGCACAAACGTTTTCCACAATATTGACAAGTATGTTGGTCTCGAATAAATAAATTATGCCTAGAAAAATTAATCTTTCTATTATATGGATTAAAATATTTGAGTGTTTTTGCTACTGATGGAACGCGATGTTTCTTATTTCCTGATCCCTGAATATATTTATTCTCATAGTATTCTATAATTTCTATGCCATAGTTACTATTATTTTCATATCTAATAGACCAAACTATTGCTCTTTGCCAAGATATTATTCGTAATGGGCTATAGTCAGCGTTTAATAATAGACATTTACTGTTCTCTGCTTTGCTGCTCATAGTCATCAAGTCTATATAATATTTTTGATATAATTGGATTTCTTACAATATCTGATGCTTCTAATTTAGAATAACCTATACTTTCAACTCCGTTAAGAGCAGATATCATATCACTAAAACCACCTTGTAAATGTCTACTTAAATCTGACTGAGCAACGTCACCAGTTAAAACCATTTTACTAGATTGTCCTGTTCTTGTTATCAACATTTTTAATTGTTCATATGATGCATTCTGGCATTCGTCAGCAACAATAAAAGCATTATGAAAATTACGACCTCTCATAAGTCCTAATGGAACTACCTCAACCTTATTATTTAATCTTAATGATGCATAATGTGCTGAGCTTATAAAATGTCCAATTTCATCTAGTATTGGTAATAGATAAGGATGTAGTTTTTCTTCTGCTGATCCTGGGAGATATCCCATTTTTTCTCCAGCTTCTAGTATTGGTCTTGTGATAATAATCTTTTTTACTTTTTCGTCTAAAAGATATTCAATAGCCATTCCAATAGCAATGTGAGTTTTACCGCTACCAGCCAATCCCTGACAAAACGTAATAGTATTTTCTGCAATAGTCCTTATGTATTCTTTTTGATTTTCTGTTCTTGGTTTTAATCGATTTCTATAAGCAGCTCCTTTGGGTTCCAAACTATTTGTTGCATCAATAATCTTGGTTTTTTTCTTTGAGTTTTTATTTGTTTTTCTCAATGTGTGCCCTTTTCTTATATAAGGAGTATTAAAATACTACATTAATAATACACCCTTATAGGGATAATGAGTAAATTGTTTCTATAGTAAACAAGCACCACCGGCACAACTTATTTCTTCAATTCCTAAAGTATTATCTTCGTTTTCTAATAACTGTGTATAATCTACTTTCTTAAAACCATTATACAAATCACAATAAATTTTCCAATTATAAACATCTTTCATACAATAGGTTAATCTCTTTGTGTCACCATCAAAATACTTTCCAGCGAAGTTTTTCATTTTTGTAATAAAAAGTAGTTTGTCTTGAGTATCGTTTTCTTTTGCTTGATTCATACTAACATAATCACAAGCTGCCCATAAATTATTTCCAAATGCATTTAGTCCTAGTTCTATCAAACCAGAACACCATAGAGCAGCATCTCCGTACTCCTTAACTATTTCACGACTAGTATAAACAGTAGTAAATGGAGCTTGTGGATAATCTTTATCTCCACTTTGTGGTATCAAACTAATTCCAGCAAAATATTTTCTATTATCATAAATATACTTTGTAACAGCATCCCATTCATCAGGCTTGACGGTTACCGTATTACTAACATTATGACTCAGATATTCTTGTGTGCATAATGATCTGTTTTTACCGCTTTGAACCCAATTTTTTTGAGTATCTTTAACAACAGATAGCATTTCTACAGCTGGTAATTGGTTTTTTAATTTAGCTCCGTCAGGGACTTCTATAGGAAATTTTATAACTTCGTCAGTATTATTTGCTGACCACGAAGATTTCTCGCATGCTTGCGGGTTTAGTTTTTTAAAGTGCTGATATGGAGCTTCTAAAATATTAGCCTGTACATGTCGTATATATCGTTTAGCGTGATGTGGATGAATACCCGAACTGGTTCCAAGCATACTGCTGCTTGTTCCTTCTGGTTTTAAACATGTTACTCTAGCGGCTTGGTTGATACCTATTCTTTTAGAAAGATCTTTGTTAGTTTCAACAGCAATTTTAGCACCAGCACGAAGAACCTTTTCTGAAAGAATCAGGTCGTGTTTTTCCATTGTTCCGGTCAAAGACACTCCTAGTAATGCTTCTCTTTCAAATATTCGACAGCTAGTATCTCCGAGATAATCTAGTTTAGTAAATCCTGCTTGTAAAGTTCCAATAATAGCAGCAGCCCTACATCTCTCATAAAAATCATCTTCATCTTCTATTGATGAACAATTAATAGTTGAGAGATTGCATCCTTGCCATCCGCTCTTTCCAGTTTCTTCATCCACAGGCCACATTCCAACTTCAACACAAGGATTGAATGTCATCTCTGTTGAATCGCTCCAGATAAATCCTGGTTCACCAAATTCTTTTACGCTTTCCATTAAGGTTTTGAACTCTTCAAATGTAGTATTATCTTTGAGCAATAGTGCTGAATTATTACTTCGTGCTCTTTGAGGATTGTCTAAGTACCAATTGCCTGTTTTTGCTTTTGCCATTTCTTCATCGTCATGG